AATGCAATGTTATTACCAGATGTAGATTTTCCTTTACCTAACACTGATTCAAGTAGTTGCAATAACTTAAGATTCTTCATTATTTAAATAATAATAAAATTCTGTAAGGATTCCAATTAATATAATAATTAATATTAGTTAAGCACATACATTACATTCCTGGCTTAACGATCGATTCAATAAATTCATCAATCTATTAATAAAATAAATTTCATTAATACATGAACAATATATTAAAAATTTTTCGTAAATCAAAAGAATTTCTTAACTATTTTTGGTTCTTCGCCTTTTTTCAAACATTCTTCAAGCCATTCTGCAGGAATATCTTTTTTTGCAACATGTTGTATGCCTAATTTTTGAGCATATATTTCATATGTAGTAGGAGATCCTTTAGATATTTTTTGACCTGGATTTTGAAATACCATTCGTATATCAATGCCAGGATTTGATGCTAATACATGTTTCATCTTTGTGCGATCAGCTGTAGTCCATCGTCCTTTTGTTTCGATATACATAATATCTCCATTGCGTTTTGTAAAAACAAAATCTGGTGTATATTTTGCTTTGCGTTCTGGTACTATATATTTTAATGTTTCTGTCTCATAATTCAAAGGATATTCCGTTTGAGTTATTTGCATAGATACTGAAAGTTCTAAACCAGATTTATAACCATGTTTTAATGCATTAGCTCGTTTACTATTTCCTGAGCTGTGAAAATGATTTTTTGCCATAACTATTTTTTATAAATAATTCCATTTAAAGATTAATACCGCGTTTTGATATTTTCCTGTAGATGGAACAAGTTTGTAATATGGAACAGAAAAGTTTATACTTTTGCCATCTAATATTGCTTCGTTTAATGTATATACAATTTTTCTAATTGTTTGTATGTTTTCTTTATCTTCTATAGACGTTGAAGAATTACGTTCTAATTCATTTAATTTAGGTTCGTATATTTTTAAAAATCGTGTCATTAATTTATTTGACGCACCTTCTTCATCATCTCCAATGCCTTTTGAAAACGGATTCCAACTTCTAAATTCTTCAAAATATGATTCAGGATCTGTAGTTGATATTTTATAATATGCATTTATAACGCCAACTAAATATTTGTTAGTAACAGCTGCTGAGGTAGGTTTTGTAGATGTATCAAAATCTTTTTTATTTTGGGAAACAAAATCTACGTGCACATGATCATAATGTGGATTCTCGCCATTATAATTTCTAGCTTGAAAAGATGGCCTACTATAAATTTTTTTAAACCATATTATATTTTGTATAGCAAACCGGTCTGCATTATCTAACAAATAATTTAAAGTATCATCACCTAGTCGTTTTTGCTTTGCCGTTACATTTTCTGCTTTTCCAATAAATGGCTTACTTACACGAAAATCTACAGCATTGCCAAGTGCATGTTGAGATAATGCACTACTTTTTCCGATAGTTCTATAATTATAAACTTCAACACTAGTATAAGCATTTTGACCAAAATGATTTAATACATCTTTTTTACATGCAGCAGCTCTAGGTGTTATAGTTGCTTCTGATAATATTTGATTCAATTTAATCATGGGTTACTTTTCTACGATATCTATAAATTTAGATGGAATCCAAAAATCAGTATTTTCTACCGTAATAAGATAATAATCTAGTTTTTCTTGTTTAAATACAAAATCTGTTTCATTCGTATCAGTCAAATTAACAGGTAGACCTTGATATGTTAATACAAAATCTGTACCATTCAATGTATATAAATCTATAGGACTCGTTTTAATACGTATGTATGATACAAGTCCTTTGAATTCTTTATTTAATTTCCTAATTCTATTTGCATCATCTATAGGAGCAATATTACTTATATCTTCACTGAAAAAAGCCTCATTTTCAAAATACGTTTTATCTAACTCACCCCACGAATTATCCGCAGAATTCATAAATACTTTATTACCGCCATCATATACAGTTATAGCACCCGTTTTGGTTTGCCAGTCTAATGGATATTTCAATCCTCTGGAGTATTCTCCATCTTTAACGGCACCTAAAGCTTGACCTTTATTATTAAAAACTTCTCCATTCCAACGATTGTTATTTTTAAATTCGCCATCAAATACAACACCATTACCATATGTTGCTCGGCCATTAATTGTATCAAATTCAAAATTTTGTAGACCATCTTCAGTTGAAATTTTAGAAGATACTTCTCCTACAAATATTTTAATTTCATTATCATTAGCTGTTTTATATGTTACAGTACCTTCAAAAGGCGCGCCATCTTTAAATTCCCCTCGAAACGTTCCAGGTCTACCAGTTCTTCGCTCACTAATAAGTAGAGTTCCGTTAACTGGTATAAATAGTACACTTTCGCCATCTGGTGCCGGCCTCAATTCTGCTATGCCGTCTGAGAATCCAAAGGTGTTAACATTAATAATGCGTTGTCCTTTACTATCAAAAACGTTTTCATCTGCATCAACACGTATTGTTTGCGATTCTAAAGTATTATCATCAGTATCATCGGCAGTTTTAATTGCAGATAAATTAGGTAATTTTATTTTCGTATCTATTTTAAAATCTCGTTTTGCTTTTTCTAAAGAAGAAAACCATTTTTCAGCTTGACTATAGCTCATCAATGAAATTGATTGTATGCGGTCTATTTCAAGTTTTGATCGTTCAAAATATGTTGATTGTTGTAATGCAGTTTTCCAATTTTTTACAATGTCATTAATGCCAATTTCTTGTTTATCAAAAGCCCAAACATTCCATATTTTTTTATATTTTTTATCAACAGCTTTAACATATACAAACAATGTTTTTTCTGGGTCATATTTATTTGGAAAATCTCTTCGAGCAATTGCATCAAACATTTTTTTAACATCATTATCTAATTCTGCATCATTAAATGTTTTTTTATCTTTATTATCATATCCAAAAAATTGATATCTACGACGATTTGCGATAATCATTAAACCAGTAAACGCTCCATTTGCAACTGCTATTCGTTGAGCCTTCTGTCCCCGAAGAGAATTGGCACTAGGAATTTCAAAATTCCAGCCAGATCGCGTTTCAATATTTACAGTATCTTCTGATATTATTGTTGTTTCATTTAAATAACGCTGTACATGTTTTCTAATAAGTTGATCTAACATCATACTCCAATTTTATATAAATATGTATCACCAATCAACCATTACCATTTTACCATTCCATATCATAATGTTATCCGTTTTAAAATCTAAATCTAAATCTAATTCTGGTATATTTAATTTATCAACATCAGATTCTAATGAATTTAGAAAATTATCAAGTATTGGATCTATATTATCTGTATTTTTTGTAAATTCAAATATAGAAACTTCTCCGCCTTGTTCTCGAGCATAATTTTTATATTCTTCAATAAATCTATTTAATTTTATTTTATCAGAACTAGATAATTCAGATGCATTAGCCATTATGTACATATCAGTACCATTAACATAATATACTGGTATAAATGTTGTATATTTAGAACGTTGATTGACTAATTTTTCAGCTACTGCATATTCATCGCGTTCTTTAGTAATTTTAAATGCTTTATCTTCGTCATCAATTTCATAAACTCGACCATTATCACCAGCGCCGATTAATTTAAACTGTTTGTTTTTTATTTTATCTAAACAACGTTTAATATTAACGTCAATTGTTTCAAAAAGAAGTTGTTTTAATCGTATCATCATTATCCTCTAACTACAACATTATTATCTAAATCTAAACGTATCAAGAAATTCATATCAACATCACTACGTTTACGTATTGGTTGTGCTAACTTACCAATAGCTAAAAGTTGACCTGCATCATCATACAATCCAATTGTAGTTATATATGGTGAAAAAGTACTACCACTTACAAATGATAAATATGTAGAATCATCATCTCGTGTCAATGTTAAATTAGTTGACATGTTAAAATCGCCAGCATCTAATCTAGCAACTACAGACATTTCATATATTGAAACTGTACTTTTATATGATGCAGTAAATGGAGTTGCAAGTATATTATGATAACGATAATCTGGAGATGATATTACAACAAGGCCTTGTTTATCAAAAACAGTTCCAACAACATTTGTTTGCAAAAGTGTGCCACCTTCAATGCGGTTATTTAAAGAACTTATATTAGCACTAGTTAGCGACTTATTAAAGATTCTAACTTCATCTATATATGCATTTACGTTTGAGCTTTGGCTATTAAAACCACCTATATATAGATCACTTGTATTATCAATCCTTGCTGATGCAGTAAATGGAGAAAATGTATTAACTAATAAATTATTAGATGTAGATGAATGCAATGTTCCATTAACATACATTTGCAGCCAACTACCTGATTTTTGACATACAATATGATTCCATGATGACGAAACAAATATTGAAGAAGTTATCTGTGTTTTAAATTCAGTACTGCCAGCAGCAGAAAATACAATTTGTTTACTGCCACTTAATTCTATTTTAAATGGATATGTTGGTTGCAAACTACTAGAAGCTTTCGCAATAAGTAATCCATTAGATGTTCCGGTCTTTGAACTAGAAACAAAAAATGATATTGCATAATCATGATCTCTATCATAATATCCCGGCAAAGAATCTTTTATATATCCTGCACCCGAAAACTTTGCAGCATAGCCAATTGCGGCTTGAGAACCATTAGATGTCTTTACACCCGGTTCATATATTACGCCTTGAGATTCATATTGAATTCTTGTTGTATCAAAATATTCATTGAAACCTTCATAATAAGTATACCCACTTACAAATGAAAAACTATCATCGTATGATGAGCTATCAATTTGATTAATACTATTTAAAAATGCCTCTAAACATGATACAGATTCAACTACGGTAGTACTACCTGTTGCTGCAGCTCTACTTTGTATGGTATTAACTAACGCTGATATATAGTAATTAACATAGTTACTAGTATCATATACGGTATCATAAACATTGCCATATGTATCAGATGCTAATGATACTGCTGACCCAGTAAATGTAAATGACCTAGGTTTGATACCTTCTCCAATTTTTATTTGAGGTATAGATAATATAGATGCAGATTGAAATAAATATTTTTTAGTTCTATTTAAATTAGTTGGACCAAATGTATTATATGGTTGATTTTTGTATTTATAATACAAATGATTTATTGAAAAATAAGTAATTGATTGCAAACTACCATCAATGTTTGCTGCGTCATTAAATGTTAAAGAAGAACCTAACGCCGGCAAAAAATTAACATCGGTATATACTCCCCGTAATGGAAGTATGCTAGATGTTAAACTACTTGAATATACTGTCCATGTTTTATATGATTGAAACGGATTGATTTGTACATCGGTGGTATCAATTTTTTTAAAAACTGATGGATAAGATCCTTGATATGGATTATCTGTATTTTGTAATTTTGATTGTGCCATATAGTTAAAAGCCCCGATACATTTTATATAAATATAACGGGGCTTAAATCTATGTTAATTTAGAAATCTAATTTAACTCGTATAAGTGCTTCTCTTTGGAATGATTTTAATAATGGTTTAGAAAGTTTAGCTACTGCTAGCAATTCTTGACTATCATTATATAAACCTACCGTAGTAATATACGTTTTAGGATCGCCTACAAACGTTGTTTGTGAAAGTTCCCCAACTGAACCAGTTACATAAGAAGGATTATTTGAAAAATTATATTCAGCATTTTTAATTCTTACAAAATAATGCGTGCTTGTTATTTTTTCTGAATTACGTGCTTGGAAACCATATGGATCGCTAGTTTGCGGATCTGTAAAGAAACTTGATCCAGATATTGAATGGAATAACACAAAATGATTATTTCCTTCTGAACTAGAACCGGTATTAGTAGCAAATCCTAATCGCTGATCTAACATTTTTCCATCTAAAACTAATATGCCATGATCTGGATATGCTAATCCATAATATGTTGGAGTAGTTGGATTATGCACTCCGGTACTAATAGAACCAGAAACAATATTGTAAATTTTTCCTGAATCACCTAATGCTGCAGATGCAATAGATGAATCATCAATCAATTTAATAACGCCACTACCTGTAACAACAGATCCAGTAGCATTAGTAGCTCTAGATGAAATTGCAACTAAAGGCAATTCCCAATTTCCTGCATCTAAACGTTCTTTAATTCTATCACGTTTAAAATTAATAACATATACATAATTCGTACTACCAGAACCAGCTGTTGTAAATCTAGTATCATTTGGATTCAATAAAAGTTGACGATATTGTGAATATATTGCTTTACTTGCAGCATCTTGCAATTGACCTTGAGAGTCTGATCCGCTTCCTAAAGCATGGCCAAATGCCAAAGAAAATTGTACTGCCGATCCAGTTGCTGCTGGTAATTTTTGTGAAACATCGACATAATAAGTACGCTGTGTATTTGTTTGTGTAGATGACGTAAAGAAAGTAGTTAAACTAGCAATACCATCACTCCAAACTCCAGCAGTGACAACTTCAATTTGATTGCTAACAATATCATTAACTGCGTCAAATTTTGTAAACACTCTACCATTACGAGCTAAAATTTGCGATTGCTGCATTTCAGCAACCATTTGATTTGCAAGTTGTTGAGCTAATTGCTGTACTTGTTGATTTTGTTGATTGGGAGATGACGAAATTTGATTACCAAATTTATCTACTTGCACAGTAGCACCTTGGCGTGGTTGTTGTTTTAATGTTTCAATGAAATTTTTCATTTCTATGTTTACCTTTTTTATACTATTTAACTATTTGCAGTCGCAGTTGTTACTTTTTTAACAGTTAAATTAATAGTAACACTACCACCCGTTTCATTACCAATAATTGAAATAGTTGCAGTTTTATCTTCAAGCATTTGTGTTTTAGCAGTAATACGGAATTCAAAGCCAGCAACTGCAACACTTTGTGCGTCTTGATTATCGCCAATAAATCTAGGTGTTGTTGGTAATACTGAATTTTGTAAAGCTCTTATTACCTGTATATCAGCTACTGTTGAATCAGAAAGAATTGCTGTATATCCTAAGTTACTATTACCGCCTTGGAAATTACTTGTATTAGGAGCAATTACGGCACTGTTACCTGGGGCTGCTAATATAATCGATGTATTTCCAACATTAACAACCGGTATATTTGTTGTTTGTTTCGGCAACGATACTAATTTATAACGAAGAGCTTGAGTTTCATCCGGAATTGCTTCAGTAATTGGCATATTTTCAATAATAGTACCATAATATTCTGTACCTAGGGGATGATCTGTGTTCCATAATGAATAATCAATTTCATCATCGCCTACTGCAAATTGAGTAATATTAAACGCGTTACCGCCTTTAGCTAATAATTCACGGCCTTTTAAAGTTAGTATTGCGTCGACCGTTACGCTCGAATTATCTAGATAACCCATATGTTTCCTTTTACTTTTTAATAAATATCAATATTATAAAAATTATACCAATACAAAACTACCATTGGTATTATCTAAGTTTTGATATATCAATTGATTCGGATTTGCTGATCTAAATTCTACAACTGGTTTACCATCTATAGTTTGTGTTGAATTGATATTAAAACCAGGAGATGTAAGTTTACATCCAGCATATCTTTGATTTTCAATTCCGCGCGGTAAATAATCTTGTACTTGAGCCAAAATGCCAGTCCATCCCGCGCCAACTGAATCTATATAATATGTACTAGATCCATAAGTACCCGAACCATATATGGCAGTTATACCAGAACCGCCACTACCTGTACTAAATACTGCAGATCCTGATTTAAATTTCGTTGTAGAAAAAATTGAATCAAAATAAATAGGTTGTACTGCATCACTTAACCAATATGGGGATGAACCAGTAATCCAAGTACTTCCGGATCTTAGTAAATATTCATATGAATACGGTACACTATTATATTTTTCAGAATTAGATGCAGTTAAATATGCTTGCCACTGATCATCATCTATTCCAGATAAATTCATTATGCGACCTGATACAGATCCATCATATAATGAATATAAACCTTCAGCAGTTGGAGATATTGAATCTAAAATAGCAGTATATGAAGGTAGAAAATTTTGTATTTTAGGTAAAATTGTATCTTTACTTCGTTCTAACAAATTAGGTTGAATTAATAAACCAGTTAATTTATTTACGCGTGCTGGCAATAATTGTTCTAATTGTTTAAAAAATGATAAATCAAATAATGTAAACATACTAATATAAGCATTTATATCATTTCGATTTTCATATTTTTTCCAATATGACTGTGCTGCTTGTATTAGTTGCGGATACGATTTAGAATCAGATGCGCCCGGATCACCTATATATTCATCTAATGAAGTAAAACCAAACTGTGCAATAATATCTTCATCTATCATTGTTTGTGGAGAAAAATATACTCCTAATTTTTTACTATCAATAGGTGCCGTATCAAATTGACTACGTTCAGCTCTAGTTTTAACATCTAATGAACCAACCAGCTGATTTGATTCTAAACGTATTTTATTATCATCATATGTTCCTGCACCTAATGATACCCCATCATAATAATACGTTTCTTCAATTGAATCATATGGTGTTGCCAATGTCCAACTAGAAAACGAAGCAGAAATAATTGAAGCAGCCGGCTGTATGCCTTGCAAACTAGATGTTAAGTTGTGATTGATATTTTGATTCAATGGCAATCTAAATAACAATTCAGAATATGCATCAACATTTCCATCATATGCTCCTGGAGCTTTTGTATGATTATTTAATGCGTCATCTTGTAAACTAGAAGACCATAAACGTAATTCTTGTAATTGTCCAACTAACCTGCTAGCACCGGTAGAGGTACTACCTAATGTTAATGTACCAGAATAAGGTAATGACGCTGTTGCTGATGCTGACACCGTTGTAACAATTTTACCATATTTAGATTTTTTTGCAACTAAATCTAATTTAGTTCCACTTTTACGAAGTACCGTTGTAATCCAGTCACCATTAAATAATTCAAAATCAGCTGAAGATGTACCGTTAATTTGTATACTACCTAAAGTGCCACTACTAAAATCAATAGTAACTGCGTTAGATCCAATCTTATACAAATTCATTGTATTTGGTATTGTTGGATATTTTAATACATCAGCCGTTCTAAAACGCAACTCTACAGAATCTATAGATTGCGAATAATTTACAGTTACCGTACCGGCAGAACTACCACTTAAATCTAAAGCATAATCAAAATTTAATTTTTCATAAATTGGAGCTCTATCTAATCTCGGGCCGCCGTATTCATTTATACTAATAAATGATTGCGGAATTCCATAACATGATAATAATGCTTGAATACTACGTTTTGTTCCTTTACTTTTTAAAAGTAATGGCAAGTTATTTACAATTCGTCTCCAAATTGTATATGTCATATTTTGACCTGATACTGATGGGTCACCTACTGTATTTGATCCAGTTAACGGAGTACCAGATTCATCAGTTCCTAAAACATATTTCCATAAATCTTGATCTTGAGAACCATTTGTTAAAGTCCACCCAAATTGTTTTGCTACTGAATATAATAATTCATTTGGCATACCTAATTTAGGATTTTCTTCACGCTTATTAAGTTTAGTCATATGGTTGATATATGTATAGAATATATCATAATGATGACCTAACATGTTTATAAACGTATTCAAATTGTCATTAGATTGATCTAAACGAAGATATTCAGGAACTGAATAATATAATGCATTGTAGTTTAATTGATCATACAATGATGCACTAACATATATAGAATCATACCAATTTTGGAATTGTGAACTAGTTACAGAATATAATGTATATGGTATCGTAGAATTAGATTTAGGAGCCGGCGAAATATAACTGCCAGTAACTGATGCAACTGTTGAATATTCCCGTGGTAAATCGTATGTTGTTAATTTTGAAGATGATTCATAATACAACCAATGTTCAAAATTATCAAAGCCTCCAATTAAATTATTTTTTAATGTTAAGAATTCTTGTTGATTTGATATAGCAACACTTCCAGATAATTGTGAAACTGCAAAACTCTGAGATGTATATGTTTCTAGTAATTGTAATTTATATCTAAAATTTTCTAATCGTTCAACAGCTGAACTATAAAAAATAAAATTATTGAAATCAGAATAATCAATATTCAATTTCATTCCAGACAAACTACCAGAAAAATATGCATTAACAATTTGTTGTGATGTTTGTGTCGATGAACCTAATAATTCAGTCCAAGTTTTTAATCCAGTATCCGTTGAAGTATTTAATATAGATACTGCTTGCCAATTCGGATTTGCTAATTTATTAAATGTACGGGTAGTTGATTCTGTTTGTAAAGTAACATTATCAATATATGGAAGTTTTAATTCTTCAACGATCCAACATTTAAAATCTTTTTGAAATTCATTAGGTAGTGGTTGATTAAGTTTTACATAAACATATTCGCCAACTACTACACTGTTAACAAACTGAAATGTTTGATTTCTACTAAAATTCAATAAATATGTTTTGAATTTTTTAGGAGTTACAATTTCATTAATTATAGATTCTCGATTTCTAATGTTAGAAACCGTTTCATATCGTATATCTACTGTAGATGTTTGATTTACTGTATCTATATAATTAGTTAATTGCGTTAAAAATTGTGGATTTTTTATATCAATAGCACGTAAACGAATTTCAGTTCTATCCGGAGAAATTTCATCGATTCTTAAATATTGTTGTTCATAACTACCTATTAAATTTTCAAAGAAGTTAACAACAATTTTTAATGTACCAGCTGTTAATTTTAATGTATCAAATTCCTTGCGAATATCAATTGCAATTGGATTATATAAATCAATTTTACGATTTGTTATTGGATCAACATATTCTGGAATTTTTATTACTTGTTGAACTTTATGATTTCCTGACAACCAAGAATCTGTAGAATATACATGCAATTCTAGTCTAGAATCTCCAGCATTTTCTTTTATATCAGGTACTGGAAGATATTTACGTTGATTATTAGGATATGATAGTAAATCAATTTGTTGGTCAGTTAAACGCTGTGCAACTATTGCATTAGTAGTTGTATTAATTTGTTGAATATTTTTATATTGCGTTAACATACTTATACCGATTCGAATTTAATAAATGTTGAATTTGCCAATATTGTATGATTTCTATTTTCTTGTTGGTCTTCTGCAAAGCCTCGTAAAAATATATCCGTGCCGGCACCTAAAGCAACCAATGAAGCATTACTTATTGTTTCATCAATATTAGTAGTATATATGCCTTCTTTTGTAACTTGATTCTTATTATTTACATCATCTGGAGTAAAAAAATTAGTAAATAAAACCGAAGATAAATCAGTTATTTCTCCATTTTTTCCTAAACCAAAAAAGAATCCAACTTCTGAATTTCTATTTGAATTGTATTGCGTTGTTATAACACCTGTTACTTTTAAATCTTTTCCTTGTTCAATTAAATCTTGCGTTATAGTAAATGCATTATTATATTGTTGAGGCGGACCTTGAGTTACATTTGATAATTCTACAATCTGAGCTTCAGTTTTTGTTCCATCTAAACTGTCTTTGCTAATTTTACTTACTTGTTGATTTGCACTAGGTTTATACGTAGATGGAGTAAGTGGTATATTTGATTCAACTGTAGCAATTTCAGATTCTAACTCTAAAGATAAATCTAAATTTAAATCCAAATCTAAATCTAATGTTTCGTCAACGATTGCAGTACGAGCTGGAAATTTAAAATAATTAAATTGAGTATCTAATAATGGCAATACCGATTCAGCTAATACATTTGTTGTAATTGCTTCTATAACTAATAATGATGATGTAGTTTGTACTAAAACATTGCCAGCAAGATTTCTAGGTACTACTGTATTATCATTTGACAACGCAGTGATACCTTTTTTTTCATAAAATGAATCTTGTCGAAGTGAAACGCTATCCATTATCTAACTACTTTAAAATAAATTTGATCGTCAACGTATTGTACCGTAAATCCATCTACAATTTTAAGTTGTAAACGATAATAGCGTTCTGGCATAAAACCGTTCATATCCATGTAAATATAATTGCTGGTACTATCGCAACTTACTTTAGTATAAATATTATCATATGGAATTATGACTTCGTCAGTTGCAGCATCCAAAACAGAATAATATGAACCCGATGGTAAATACTTAACTGTATCAAGTGGATATAAATTCGTAGGAGATTTTTGCGGATATTTGTCTCTTGCAAAAATTCTAATTTTAGAAATTTCCGTGTCTTTATAAGACGGTTTAACATTGGTATATACAATATATGAATCTAGATTAGCCGCGGACATAGAACCCGTTGTAAAAGCACTGTTATCCCAATACATCGTTAATTTAGGTACATATATCGTATGAGTTTCTCTGCTAAAAAATCTAACATAGCCTTTTACGTTATCATCTACTTCATCTGCATCTGAATATTGTATTAAAAATCCGTAGTTTGGTATTGTGTTTGAGTTGCTTCCACTTAACCATATTCTCATTTGATTGGTAACATCTACATTAATATCGCTAGTTCTATAAGAAAATGATTCAGATGTAATTAAGGTAGGAGCTGTGCTCGAACCGGAATAATATAAATAATTTCCACCTAAGCCCGAACCAGAAATATATAAATCACTAGTGCCAATTTCTATCTGTTGACTACCTGATATCCACGTAGAACCACTGCCAGG